AAGTGTTTATGAGGAATAATATCAAATAAGTTACACATTTGATACCATAAAATGCTATAATAAAGAAAAATGGGTAAGGAGGGCAAACACAATGGACAGCGAGGTTCTTGTTGCAATCATAGCCCTTATAGGAACAGTTACGGGTTCAATAAGTGGTATTATGATTTCAAGCAAACTCTCTAACTATCGTATTGAGCAATTAGAGATTAAACTTGATAAGTATATTAGTAATCAGGATAAACTCAAAGATAAGGTTTTACTTCTGGAAAAAGATATATTAACATTCAGAGAAAAACTGGAAGATATTGAAAAGCAAGTTCAAAAGTTACTTGACGTATGATAGATTACGAGTTTTGGACGCTTGTTTTAATTATACTACTTTGTGGAATATTTGCATTTATGGCAATATTTATACGAAACGATAAAGGAGGAGACAAACAATGAACATTACAGAAATCGTAACAGTGCCGGTTATTGTGGGTTTTTGTTATCTTGTAGGCTACATCATCAAGTTGTTCAAGGACGAGAAACTAAATGATTTTATCCCTGGCATTTGTGCAATCGTGGGTGTTATTTTGGGTCTTGTGTCGTTCTATACAATCCCCAACCTTATCCCTGCATCTGATTGGCTTACTGCAAGTGTAATCGGTGGATTTTCTGGTCTTGCCGCAACAGGTGTAAATCAGGTTGTTAAGAAACTCAAAGCACTGTTTAACGACGAGGGTTAAAATATGGCTATTGAAAGAACGGCTCAAAATCTTGCTACGTTTTGCTTGCAAGTAGTAGGTACTGCCTATTGGATGGGTTGTTTCGGACAAAGAGCCAGCCGTAGTCTGTATAATCAGAAGAAGTCTGACTACCCTCAATACTACCCACCCAAGAGTTGGACTGAGGCAAGTTTCGTTGATGATTTCGGAAAGCCTGTGACAGACTGTGCAGGGTTAATCAAGTGGTTCTTATGGTCTGATAATATGACAAACAAGAACCCTACATACAAGGCTTCTGAAGATTGGGGTGCAACCACAATGTTCAAGAACTGCACAGAGACAGGAAAGATAGGTTCTTTACCCAAAGAAAAAGTCGGCATACTTGTATTCAATGGAGACGCAAGCACTAAGAAACACGTTGGCGTTATTGTAGACAACAACGGAACAGTAGTCGAGGCAAAGGGTCACGCATACGGAACGATTAAATCAAATGCGAGTTCTTGGGATTATTGGGGAAAACTCAGACTTATTAAGTATGAGAGCACACCACAGCCTGCTCCAGAACCGACACCCGAGCCAGAACCCGTTACAGTAAAGACATATAAGGTAGTCAACATTCATACATACTTGGCTATCAGAAGTACGCCTGTGGTCACTTCTAATGATGCAAACCTTGTTGGAAAACTCTTTAATGGTGCGTTAGTATCTGTTTTTGAAACAAAGGGTAACTGGGCAAAGATAGGAAGCGGTATGTGGGTATCTATGTCGTATCTTAGAGCGGTATGAAACTGTATGACTTTGTAGAGAAGGAACTGGAGAGATTTAGAAAGGAGTGCAACTTTACTCCAGATGAACTCGAATATTTCAATCTTCGGGCAAAGCATTATAGCAACTTCCAAATCTCATTGAAGATGAACGTATCAGAAAGTAAAGTTTCAAAACTCGCAAAGTCAGTAAAGAACAAGATACTTAGGGTAATTTAAGTACAATTTTTAAAACTTTTTTGAAAAGCAATCGTACAAATACGGTTGCTTTTTTATTTGTATGCTTATGTCAAAGGGGAAGGTAATTATGAGAGACATAAGCAACGAACTATTAGAAATAATGGAACGCTACAAATGTAACGAAGTAATTGCTTTCCTTATTTTAATACAGAGCGAGAAGGTATAAGTCTGTGGGTTGGCAATACTATAATCCTAATCCTAAAGCAAATCTTGTAGGTGACTGTGTTGTACGAGCAATCTCGTTGGCTCTTAATCAAGATTGGGACACATCTTACTTAGGTGTAACTACGCAAGGATATGAATTAAAAGATATGCCATCTTCAAATGCTATTTGGAGTGCTTACTTAAAGCATAACGGGTTTAAACGCTACATCATTCCAGACACTTGCCCTGATTGTTATACGGTTA